GAGGACAGATGGCTCCCGTGTTTACGGGATGACAATGAACAATGTGGCTTATGGCGTTAGTTATGACAAGCCGTCATTCCGTTGGAATGGGGCAGCGGCTGCGGATCTCGGAACCACCTTTGGGGCAAGCGGCAACATGCCGCAAGCCCAATACATTGCGTTTTGGAACAACTTTGCATGGGTCGCAAACACCTATGAATCCGCAACAGGACACAAATCACGAGTCAGATGGTCAGCAGTCAACGACCCAGAAACCTGGGCGGCAGCAGACTACGTAGACATTGACCTTGGGGAACACGGTGACCAGATTACGGCACTTGTTCCTGACGGTGATCGGTTACTGATTTTCAAGACCAACAGCGTGTATGCGATATTCGGTTTTGATTCTGATTCGTTTCAGGTTGTTACTTTGACAAACGATATGGGTTCAGTGGAGCTTTCTTCTCCAGTGAACACACCGTTTGGAACATTTTTTTGGCACGCCCAAGAAGGCGTATACGTGTATGACGGCCAGAACTTTACGTGGCTGTTTAGCAAACTTGTTCCTGCTATAGATAACCAGCAAATTACTTTCGGGTCTGCACCGCAGCTTGCGTGGGGTAACAACAAACTTTATGTTTCTGTTGATTACACGGATTCTGCCGCAACTGTTCGTCGTACCTATATTTATGATCCGACGCTGGGTCAAGGTGGTGCGTGGGTAGCTACTGATATTGATGCTGGCCCATTGTTTTCTTATAGGCCACCAAATAGTACGCCTACAGTGTTTGCTGGATGTGTGGCTAATACGGGTTCTGTGGTTGATGTTGAGGATGAACAGAAACGTGACGCTGACCGTTACACGTCAAGTACGGAAACACATATTGATTCGTATTTTGTTACTCGTTGGGTAACAGGTAAAGACCCTATTGTTAAGAAGCGTTGGGGTCGTCCGAGGGCTGTTGTTTCTGCTGAAGAAACGATTACGTTGCCTGTAAACATTTTTAAGGATTACGACAAATCTACGCAAACTTCTAGTTTCAGTGTGAGTGTGGAAGGTAAAACGTCTGCTTCTCGTTGGGATACAGCTAAGTGGGATGACGCTGGCGCTGCTTCTGCTTATCTTGCTAAATGGGATGCTATTGGTCGTGATCTCACCGCTGATGTGAAAAACTTGCCTACACTTGGGACAGGACGGAGTGTAAGTATGAAAGTCAGCGGACCTACTAATAATTTCCATTGGGAAATCAATGCGCTGGCGTTCACATATACGCCAAGGAGACTGCGTTAAATGGCAACTCTTGGACCTCTAAACGACTTTACGGCAGGAACAACGATTGTTGCTGCTGACATGAACAAGAACTTTGCGGACATTGAAACTTTTGTGAACACCACTCCTGGTGTTGTGCAGAAAGACATTGTTGATGCGAAGGGTGATCTTATTGTTGCGACCAGCGCTGACGCTGTGTCTCGGTTGGCTGTTGGTACTAATGATTACGTGTTGACTGCTGCTTCTGGTGAAGCAACAGGTGTTAAGTGGGCTGCCGCTCCTGCGGATGCGACGAAGATGCCGCTTGCTGGCGGTACTTTTACTGGTTCTGTTACGTTTGATGCAACAAACACGTTTGAGGCAGCAAACACCTATCAGGGTGCCAGCCCAATGCTTTTCACGGGTGCGACTACTGGTAATGGGTACGAAATCACTATTTCGGTAACTGACCCTACCGCTGACAGGACTATTACTTTGCCTAATGCGACTGGGACAGTAGCGCTTACTAGTGATATACCCACGTCTGTGAACGGTACATCGGATAACATTATTTCTAATCAGGTCTTTAGCTAAGGGACAGATATGGCGACATATTCAAAACATCTTCTTTCGGGAAGCACAAACGGAAAGAACATTTCTGTAACAGGAACTACTACGGGCGCATCTGTGACAGTTCATACAGCGACTTCGGGTACATCTAATTTGGATGAAATCTGGTTGTATGCGACTAACACTTCTGCTTCTGCCGTAGTTCTTACTGTTGAGTTTGGTGGCACAACAGATCAAGACGATTTAGTCGAACTTGAACTTGCTGCTGATTCAGGAATGACACTTATTATTCCTGGCCTTCTCTTACAGAACAGTTTAGTAGTAAAAGCATTTGCGGCTTCCGCAAATGTCATCAACCTAAACGGTTACGTAAACCGCATAACTGCCTAATCGGAGGCGTAAATGTCGTTCCGACAGGACAGAACTAACCCATCTACAGCGGTATCTAATTGGAAGGGTCGCTCGGAAACCCCGAAGGGGCATCCGAGTACCCGTGTCTCTCAATGGCTGAACGGCGGCTTGTTTGGGGGAGGTGGCGCTGACACTTGGTTCAGTATCTACAGTTTTGAAAGTGCTTTTACTGCGAGTTATGGCGCAGGGTATCCCACCCCAGCTAAACCCTGGGCTGGTGCTAAAAACACTCCATTAACTTCAGATGGTTCTGTAGTTATGACAGCGAGTAGCAATGGTGGTGCTGATTGGAATTACTATCAGATAGCACCAAATGGTGTTATTGCTCCAAATGCAGCAAAAATAGGCGCATACAGTGTCACGAATGGCGAGTGGCAGGCATATGGGTTTACAACAAACGGCACCGATTTATTGCTGAATGGTGGCTACGCAAAATACACTCCTGACAGCAGTTTTCGTGTTATGCCTGGAGTTGTTGCTGCTCCATTATCGGACACTAATACTTCTGGTACACCTACAGTTGAAGATTTTGAATGTTACAACGTAAATGGAAGTTCTTGGAACACAGACCGTTTTAGGTCGTTGATGGTTTACAACGATGACATCGCTGGAAACGACTTGGCGTATTGGTGTTTAGGGGGTAAACCGCAAGGCAGCACAGGTTGGGTATACGGAACGTACAACACAAGCAGTAACGAAATTTCGATGACTGGTTGGGCCAGAATGTACGGTAGCGATTGGGACAACCAAGAAGTTGATTGGACTGCCCAAGGCCAGTCGGGTCGCATGTACGGTTTCGTTAAGGGAGTTAGTGGCAGAGCATCTGTCTTTATGAGTGATGCTACAAGCGAATCTACAAGTCACGCTTTTCAAAAATGTTACTCTCAGGCTTGGGCAAAATCTTTTACTCACACTTCTTATGGGCAATGTTATGGTGCCTATTCCATTGGGCAAGATAGCGGCAATGACCAGTTTATTGTCATGTATGCAGGCCAACAGCTTTATGGTGGTGCTGAAGTTTATCTTGCCAAAATGACTCCCTATAACGGAAATGTGCAAGCTACCTGCCTTATTTATGCGTCAAATGGTCAGGGTGAAATGAAACCTCCTGACCCAACAGGTCAGTCAACTGGAATGTGTATGGATTCCAGTGACAATATATATATAGTTGCAGGGCGTACGGGCTTGAATTCAAACCAAGAAACAGTTGTAATGAAGTTAAATTCTTCTTTGGTTGTTCAGTGGACTCGTGTGATGCAAATGACTGATAGCAACACTTTTGGTACCTCTTCTACTGCCCATGCCTTGTATCCAGGAGGAATTAATTTGACTGCTGATGAACAATATTTGATGGTTCACGGTATGTCGGAATATTACCCAGCAGGCGGCCAATACAAAAAAGGTTTTGCGTTTAAGGTCAAAACTGATGGAAGCGGAGTAATGGCCAACAATGAGGATGCGCATTACATTGGAAGTGGTGGTTTAACCCCAACCGTTTCAAGTAGCTATTCTCAAAATGCGTACATTCGGTATTACGATCCTGCGGATACTTCAGCAGCAACACCTCGGCCCGTAAACGTAACAACGCTTGGTGGTAACTGGGGTGCTGCAACTTCTAACGGAAATTTGCAGTATGGCGGCGCAGCAGGTGGAGCTAACAAACCAGACCTTTCATCGAATTTAGCTAATAGGGGCACGATTTACGGTAACTACGTTTACGAAAATACTTTTGCAGGATAATTATGGAACTTTTATATTACATAGACCCTTCAAATTCAATGATTCATTTCATGGCTGACGCTGATTTGGAAAACGATATTCCTGTTTATTCTGCTGACATACCTGAAGAAATTGTTGAAGGTAAAGTGTGGGTACCTGAAGGACTTGTAGATATTACGGTTGATGGCAAACCAGCCAAACAACAAGAATGGGTTTTGATTGACAGAAACCCTAATCCTTATGTTCCAGAACCTGAGCCTGAAGATGATGCTCCTCCTCCACCTGGAGATGAGGAGGAGTAATGGCTGTTACGTATCGCCCCACGCACAAGTTTCTGGGACAGAACGGTGTTTCTTTAGAATACGAATTAAGGAAACTGTCTCAAAAAATTGAAGCTATTAGCGATACGGATAGCGATATTCGTGCGGTTGCTTCGGGAGCTATGGCGATTGCCACATCTGCTGAGTCAACTGTAGGCGCTGCTTCTGCTAGCGCAGCTACGAATGCTG